CACCACAGGTAGAAGAAAATTTTAACCACAAAAAATTTAAAAAGAAATGAAAAATATCTTATTCGCAATCGTAACGATTTTCGCAGTTAGCACGTTTGCACAATCAACATCTCCGCGTTTTGGAACTACTCCAAACAAAGACAATACAGGCCGCACATTGGTGTATAAACTGCAATCTAAACAGGATGCCGCCGGTGCTGATACCATTACTATCACATCCGAAAAGGCGTTCCATACCATCGTAAAAGTGGAATTGTTGGATAGTCTTACTCTCGGTTCTCCGGTAGTTACAAATGCAGCATTAGGCGACCAAATGGTATTACTTGTTAGTGGAACTTCCGGTGATAAATTGAAATTTACAGGTACTAACTGGTTATCATCTGCTACTGCTACATTATCATCCGGCGCAGCTGCGGTTATTGAGTTTATTTTCAATGGCACAAAATGGCAAGAGAAAACAAGAACAGTGCAATAAGCACACTCTGTGAGGCAAAGAGTGCAGCGCATGGAACTACCGGAAACCTTATTGTGGTAGATGAGAATGGCTGCATCTTTGTCGACACTCCGGCAGAATATCTGCATAAGAAAAAGGAAAAATTATTCGTGGTGAAGGGTGTTTTACCTGAGCCAAAGAAACAAATAAAAAAAGAAAGCGATGCCACTGAATGATATAACGTTCGTTCGCGGACAGGGAGGACTTGGAAGACCGCTGCAAGGCGAGGACTTTATTTCAGGTTTACTTATTTATAACGACAACCTACCTTCGGGCTTTGCATCTAATGACCGCGTAAAAGCGGTTTATTCTTTAGAGCAAGCTGAAGGGCTTGGTATTGTCGATAATTATTCTGACGAAACACAAGCCACCGGAACGGTAGAGATTACCAACGTTGGAAGCAATGGTAATACTATTGCAATTAAGGTTGCAGAGCCGCGAGGTGTGGTTACATTAGCAACTTATACTAAAGTATCAGGAGATGCCACAGTTACAGCGGTAGCTGCTTCTATTGTTACATTAATCAATGCAGACACAGATGTGCATGGATATACCGCTACAAATTTGGCCGGTGTAATTACAATTACAGCACGCACCGGATTAGGTGTGTTCTTAAATTCAGGAACACCGATTACTACCGTTATTGTAGGCAGTATTGCAGCTACGATAACACAGTTTAGCGGCGGCGTTCAAAGTGATTTAGCTGTCATGCATTACCATGTTAGCGAATTTTTCAGAGTACAACCAAAGGGTATTCTTTACATAGGCATCTTTGATGTTCCGACTACTTACACCTTTGAAGAACTGCAATCCATGCAGAACTTTGCGGACGGTAAAATCAGACAGGCAGGCGTATATCTTGGAAGTGAAAGTTTAGACACAGGCCACATTACAGCTATACAAGTGCAATGCACCACACTGGCAGGTGAACAGAAACCGATGTCTGTTGTTTACGCAGCGAATGCAGTTGGGGATGATGTAACTGACTACACCGACCTTAGAACGCTTAATGCACCAAATGTGTCTGTTGTCATTGGTCAAGATGGGAACGGAAAAGGATATGATTTATTCATGGCATCCGGTTACTCTATATCTTGTTTAGGCGCTACACTCGGAGCGGTAGCCTTAAGCAAAGTTAGCGAGTGTATTGCATGGGTGGGCAAGTACAATATGAGCAACGGCACGGAACTCGATGTACCTGCATTTACAGACGGTGTGAAATTCAAAGACATGGCTACAAATGCAGTGTCTTCATTGAACACTAAAAAATATATTTTCCTTAGAAAGTATATCAATAATGCCGGAACATACTTTAATGATTCACACACCGCAACTCCTGATACTTCTGATTATGCGTATATTGAAAATCAGCGCACGATTGACAAAGCAATTCGCGGTATCTATGCAAATTTGCAGCCTGAATTAAACAGTCCATTGGTGCTGAATAGTGATGGTACTTTACAGGATGTAACGGTGGCTTACTTTGAGAACAAGGCAGAGATTAACCTTCAGCAAATGGTAAGAGATGGGGAACTGTCAGCATTTAGCGTGGTAATTAATCCGGCGCAGAATGTTCTTAGCACATCTACACTTATTGTAACGGTTCAACTCCTGCCTATCGGTACAGCGCGACAAATTCAGGTAAATATTGGCTTCACATTATCAATCTAACACAACATGGCAACACCATTAATAAACGGTATCAACTACTCTTACGCAAATATCAAAATGATATTGTTTGGCGTGCCGGTAGTTGGTATTACGAAAATCAGCTACAAGAGAAAACAAACCAAAGAGAATAATTACGGATTAGGCTCACAGCCGGTTAGTCGTGGTTATGGTAACTACGAGTATGAGGGGTCAATTGAGATGTACGTCGACGAATGGAAACGTATTATCGCAGCAGCTCCACTCCGCGACCCTATGGCCATCCCGCCGTTTGATATCTCTATTGTTTTTGGCGGAACTTCTGTAGCTGCTGACCGCGACACATTGCGCGCGGTGGAGTTCTTAGAAGACCCATTGGATGCAAATCAGGGTGATACGAAGTTGATGGTAACTATCCCATTAATTATCGGCGGAATTGACAGATAATAAACAACTATACTATGAAGACAATTGAAGAATTGGAATTAAAGGCCGATGAACTCGGCAAAATACACGGCTGTAAAGTGCATCCGTTGTTATTCGATGACGGCAACGGCGGACAGGTGATAGGCTTCATTAAAGAACCGCAACGCATTGTTAAAATGCGCGCGCTGGATAAGTCCTTTGTTTCACCGGTTACCGCAGCATCTGAGCTATTGGACGCTTGTCTAATCAAAGAAGAAAGCGATGCACGGATATACAGCGAGGCGGCAGAGAATGACCATATCTATATCGGTGCGGCAATGGCGGCAATGGACTTGGTGAAAATGTCCGTTAATCAGTTTAAAAAAAAATAGAAGAGTATGTCATAACGGATGAGAGTAGCGAGTTAACAAAATGGGCTGCTCGCATCCGTTATTATTTTCATGTCGATGCGGACACTCTATCTGATGAGGAATTTATTAAAGCCGTTGAGCAATTGAAGTTCTGTTTAAAAGAAATCGGGCAATATAAGTAATGTCTCAAAATGTAGAATATGTATTATCGCTAAAAGATGTATTTAGCGCTAACCTGCAAAAAGCAAAGCAGGGAGTAGATGGTTTTGAAAAATCCGTTGACAGTGCGAATAGCATGACGGCAATGCTCGGTGGTACTATCGCTGCGGCATTTAGTGGCGTTGCAATCACACAATTTGTAAAAGGTATTATAGACGCAGGTTCTAAGGTAGAGAATGCGAGAACAGGCCTTACAACGCTGTTAAAGGATGGTGCGGAAGCGCAACGCGTGATAACAGCAACAATGGAGGATGCGACTAAGACGCCGTTTGAATTTGATGTTTTATTACAGGCAAACAAAGCGTTAATATCTGCCGGAGAAAGTGCGGCCGGAGCGCGCGATACGGTGTTAAACCTATCTAATGCAATTGCGGCAACAGGTGGCGGTGACGATGAACTCTCCCGTATGGTTGTCAATTTGCAACAAATCAGAAACACCGGACAAGCAACGGCAATGGATATTAAACAATTTGCATTTGCAGGCGTAAACTTGTATAAGCTGTTGGAACAGGCCGGGATTAAATCTGGCGAAGGTCAAGTGATAACTTATGAGAATATCGCTACTGCATTGAGAAAGGCAAATGAGGCAGGAGGATTGTATGAGAATGGCCTTGTAAATATGGCTCAAAATACGTCCGTAAGAATATCTAATCTATCAGATGCATTCTTTCAGTTAAGAGTAAGAATGTTTGATGATTTGAAGCCGGCTATCGATGCTGTATTAAATGGATTAGGCAGTATTATGGATTGGGTATCGCGTAATATTGACGTAATTTATGGGCTTGGAGTTGCATTAGGAGTAGCGGCAACAGGGTTTGCAGTTTATAATGCCATGCAAGTGGCGGCAGCTGTAAAATCAGGTATTACAACCGCCCTTATCTTTGTGCAAATGGTGGCAACAGAGGGCTTAGCTGCGGCAATGTATGCCGCAGGGATAACTGGTGCGGCAGCATGGGCAATGATGACAGGAGGGCTTGCAATATTAGCCGGTGCATTATATGTTGCATGGCAGCGGTCAGAAACATTCAGAGGTATAGTAATGGGAGTTTGGGAGGTTCTGAAAGGACTTGCAAACTTTGTAATAACCGTTTACAAGAATGTAGGCGAGATATTAGCAGGTGTTTTTACTCTTGACCCTACGCGAATAAAAGAAGGCGTGAAGGGTGCTGTATTAGCATATCGGGATGCAGCAATGGAGATTGGCGACAACTTCCGAAAAGGTCAGGCAAATGCGATAACGAAAGCGGCGACATCAGCAGACCCAACAAGTAAGACAGCAGGCATAGCTGCTACATCAACGATGTCTACACCGGCAACTGAAGAATCTAAAGTTGGTAAAGGGAAATCGGTTAGCGGTAACAAGGCAATCAGCATAAATGTAACAATCGGGAATTTGGTGGATAAATTCACGGTGCAAACAACCAATATAACGGAAAGTCCGGCAAAGGTTCGAGAGATGATAGCAGCGGCGTTAATCGGAGTTGTAAATGATTCACAAATAGTAGCGGGGCAATGAGTATAGGAACATTAAGAAGGGTATTTGTTATACCGCCTGCGGTGCGTATAATCAATGGACAGGATAACCCATATGAAAATGCTATCTCTAATGAGGTGGTTCGCGACAAAGAATTATACATCGGTACACTGGGCAACCCGGTATATACGAACTTGGAAATACAGGCCGGTAAATATCGCGATGAAGAAGGGCGTGAGGTGACATTTGATTCTATCCGGTTAGACACCGTATTACTGACTATATCGCAATCAAAAAACATTGTCACTACGCAGATACAGGGGCGGAATGGAACTGTTAAGGAATATATAGGGATGGGTGATTATAACATCTCTATACAGGGAATAATAACCGGAACGAATGGTGTATATCCTATCGACGCGGTAAGCAATTTAAAAAAAATATTAGTTGCATCTGTTCCGTTGGCTGTGAATAGCTGGTATCTACAGAACTTAGATATTGATAGTGTGGTGGTGAATGACTTCACGTTAAATCAGGTGGCCGGTGGGTATTCGTATCAGCCATTTGTGATAACATGCCTATCTGACAAACCTATTGAATTAATATTAGCATCTTAATATGTTTGAGTGCCTAACATATGTTACAATAGAACAGCAAGCAACTGAAAGCTATCCAAATAGACGGCGCACATTTGTATTTGATTTTATCACAGAATTTGAATGCACCGACAGTTGGGAGGAAATGACAAATACGGCGGCATTGACTTTCCCAAAGAATATCTATGTCAGGGATGAAAATAATAAGTTGTTTTCGTTCAGCGGAGAAAATAAAAACATAGGGGGCTTTACAGGAGAGCCATTATTTTTGCGCGGCGACACGGTTAGAATAGAAGCAGGATATCGTTACTACGATAAGATAGGCAATGAGATAAATAATATCAATGTTCTTTTTCAGGGATATATCACAAAAGTAGACGCAAAGACACCTGTTAAACTTGAGTGTGAGGACAATATGTATAAGCTTAAACAGTTACAATGTCCTAACAAATTATGGAGTGGCAAGCAATACACATTAGAGGGTATTTTACGCGAGATATTGGCAGGAACGGAGTTCACGGTCAATGCGCTAACATCAACTAAAATAGGCGATATTAGAACGGAAAATGAAACGGTTGCGCAGTTCTTAGAAAGAATGAAAGATGAATATAGGTTATCTGCTTATTTTCGTGGATTTGAACTGCGCGTGGGTGTATTGGTCTATCTTGAACGCGAGGCCGTAACCCGGGTGTTTAAATTCCAACATAATATTATATCGGATGAACTAACATACCAACGCAGAGATGATGTGCAGTTATCAGCGGTGGCATATAGTGTTAATGAAGTCAATGTAAATAAGACGACGAAAGACGGTAAATCGAAAAAGAAAAACGAGCGATTGGAGTGTTTTGTATATTCTGAAAATGGCAGTTTTAAAACAAAAGAAAAGCCATATCCTGAAAATACAGGCGGTGAACGAAGAACACTTTACTTCTACGGCGTTAACAATGTCAATGATTTAGCTGAAAAGGCAAAAGATGAATTGAAAAAATATTACTATCAAGGCATGCGCGGGAAATTCACGACATTCATTATACCTTATGTAAGGATGGGTGATAACGCGGAGTTGGTAGATGATATATTGCCGGAACGGAATGGCATTTATAAAATAAAATCTGTTAGATATACCGGAGGCATCAATGGACATAGACAGGAAATTGAATTAGATTATAAAATATGAGTTCGGAAAAGATAAGGAAAGCAGTACAGCAGATGGCCGGAACATTTGGGGCTAATTTTGCAACCTTTACAGATGGGGTTGTTAAGTCTGTTGATGTTGACAATAGGACTTGTATAGTAACGGTAGTAAATGGCAAATCGGAGGTCGATATAACAGCGCGAATAGCGCCGGTAGTGGATGACGGAATTATACTTATCCCTGCGCTGGATTCAAGTGTTATTGTATGCCACAATCTTGGAAATATGGCCTATATTTCGCAATTTTCGGAATTAGACAAAGTGTTAATATATGTTGGCAATAGTACGTTAGAGATAGAGGATGGAGAGTTTAAGTTTAACGATGGGAATTTAGGAGGGCTGATTAAAATACAGGACTTAGTTACAAAGTTAAACGCGATAGAGAACAAGCTAAATACTATTATTGCATGGGGCGCGACAGTAACGCCACCACTTAGCACAAGTCCAATGATTAACACACAGGTGAGCGACTTAGAAGATGATAAAATAGTACACTAATGGCCGAGAGTTTAGATATACGATTACAAGATAATGACCTGCTGATATCAGGCGGTGATTTAGTTGTAGGAGCGTCAGATATGCAGCATATTGAAGATACTATTAATGCCTTCCCGGGATGGTGGAAAGAACACCCTAAAGACGGAGTGGGTATATTTTCCTACCTAAATAGTTCAGGAACACAGCAGGAATTAGCGCGTAAGATAAAGTTAGAATTACAGGCAGACGGCTACAATGTAGAGCGGCCTGAAATTGTCATTACTCAAGATGGTATAACAGTAAATCCAAATGCAACTAAGATATAAGGCAATAGAAGGGCAATCGCTTTTTGACATCGTATTAAACACATACGGTGCTATTGAATATATCTATAAGTTGATAAAGGATAACGGTATTGAAAATATAAACTATATTGTAAAAAGTGGTGATGAATTTTTATATGATGGGGATTTGATAACCGATACTACAATATTCACTACTACTACACTGTCAGGGGTAAGATATGCAACGGCTTACATACCACCAATTACAGAGGGTGAAGTTGTACCTGATTTTAACTTTGACTTTAATGAAGACTTTGGAAATGATTATGATTCAGAATAATAATAATATGAGAAAAATAGTTTTTATTGTGGCCTTATTTATGGCTACCGTTGCAAACGCAACATCACCTATCGACAGCGCTCGAAGTTACGTTAATAGTAACATCGTTACTAATGGAAGTAAGGCCATTACAGGTCTTAAAATGAACACCGCCCTCAATGGTATTATTGACGCGATTGACAGCACAAGAGTTGGCATTGGAGTTACCATTAACTCGCTGCGGAAAGTAGATACTATTTATGCCAACACAGGTGCTGATAGCTTAGTTTATAAGATATCTGGCGTTCGGTATGCTATTGCAGTCGGCGG